CTCCCGGAGTTTTATACCACACGCAATATCTACGCGTGGACTCCATTTGGAGAGCAAGTCCCTCCGCTGGCTATTAACCAGTCGAGGGATACTTGGTTTCTCCCACCGGCCCTGGTCGGACCGACGCCTCCCTTAAACGGGAGGGTTCCACCCGAGCTTGATGTTGACGCGCTCGGGGCGTCCAGAACGCTCCAAGTGATCACCCTCACTCTGCGGGAAGCTAGCCCACAAAGTGGCATCATGGTAGACCCCTAAGGGTCCACCTACTGATGCTCCGGGCTGAAGCCATGGCAACTGGTTGGTATATCCAGCCGCGACGGATCCATTGCCCATCTTGAGCAAACACTTGAGTAGGGCACCAGCCCCTCCCAATATATCATTGGGGGGTTTGGCCGACACTACAAATCCCCTGACCAAGGGGACTTGACGGCTTGGGTCCCATCTCGTAAAGCGATACCCAAAAGTATCGCCAACGAAAGAGACCCTGCCCAATACCGAGGAATCTCGACTGACCGTTGGGAAGTGTTTTAACAACCCTTCGATCTTTACATCGAGAAATCTCACGGTCCTCCAATAACCACTCAAATAGAGTTGGTTTCGGAGGGTTACGAGAGATCCTACCTCGGCAGCATCCTGCCGCCGTGTGGGGAACAAACGACGGACACGTGTTACAGTAACATCGTGCCCATCATAATATTCCTCACCGCAAGATTCTCTGAACTTTCCAGTCCAGAAAGACTTGCTCAGGTTTACCCGAGAGCCGAAAGCCTCGAGCACCTGAACGACGGACAGCACATGGTCTACAGGGACAATTAGATCATCCCCATAGACACGCACCGAGCCGGAAAACCGTTTAACGGCCTTCCGGTCTAGTGACGTGTTAAGCGATCTTTGAATCCCTAAGAAGATCAATGTCGTAAAGACCATTGCCTCCATTGGGAAGCAAAGTGCCGAACCCATAGACGCGTATTTGGCAAGCCTTATAGGCTTGCCTCCTACGAGGGCCCGCCGGGACCGGGTAGCATCGATAGCCCATGCTAAAAAGGGCCACCGAGCCACCATGGTCCTAACGAGCTCATTCGAGACACGATCGGAAGCATCACTCAAATCGAGTGTTGCGGTTCGGTTGTCAATCGAACCTCGTTTCGCCATGGCCTTATTAGGGTCTTGGTCATCGAACCCGATCAACTTCTTCAGGAGTCTATCTCTGTCGAAGTTCAAGGTGAAATTGCCATAGATTGCCTGCTGTGCATATTGCATGCACGTAGGCTCCATAGCTATCACACGGGGTGTCTTGAGCGTTTTAGGAACAAGAGTTACCCTTACAGGTTTCTCTTCTCCAGGTTCGAGGATGTTTACCTTATCGAGAACGGACGTAAAACGCCTATTCGGGATGAGGTAGCTCTTTGCGGGAAAAACCCGCTCAAGCCGGCTAGTCCAGGTCCGCTGGTTCCACTTCTGGTTGCCCAAAAGCTTATCAGCGGTGGACCCCGGTCCATGCTTCGGTATCAGCTGATCGAAAAGGATATCTCTATCCATCCGATTAAACAGCTGACCGAAAAGCAATTCGGACATTTGCCGGAACTCTTCGAAATCTTTCTCGGAAAGTTCCGCATCCGAACGCCGAACATCCTGCTCACACTCGATATAACCCTGCAATGCTGCAGCCTGACGTGCTGGGGAGCACTCAAGCTGCATCTTTCCAAACATCAGCGTTAGCTGACGCAAGGATCGAATAGCATCAATGCAAGGCTTGTCGAGTAACAAGCCACTACTCCGGTCGAACACACGGTTGAGGAAACCTCCTAAAAATAGGGGGAACCCTCCTCCACGCTCCTTACGGAACGCGGAGTGGATACCGACTTGACCATAGTCCAGCCATTTTTCGATGGCTTTTCCATAGTCAGGTAGGGTTATCGTTATAAACGACAACCCCTCATGTTCGATCCGACGCGAGACGGTATTAATGTCTCGTGTGGCGCTAGTGCAACATCTGTCAGCGCATTCCTGCGCTAACAGGGACCAGAGTGACGTCAGGCTTTTCACCTGTCCCCTTGAAATCAAGAGGTAACCTCCTCTATCGAAGGTTCAGGATCCATAGCCTACGGCACTAAAGGTCAGCTGTAGAGGAAGTGCTTTCGCGCCTCCTCAGACAGCCTAGACAACAGCTCCGCTACGAAGAGGTAATCCGCTTCGCTGGGCTTTTGGCCCGCAATGCGGTTCTGCTCCGCAACGATGGAATCGAGAATCCGGATCGGTTGATCCGGGTCGATCCCTTCGTGAACGTTGCAGACCACTACGTAGCGCATTGAGGAGCGGTTATCGGCGGCCCACTCGGCGTTAGCCAAGCGGGTCACCTTCATCGCATCCCTCAAATGGGGTGGGACGTACTCTCGTACGACCCTTCTCCCCGGGATTGGACGTGACATTTTACTGTTACTACCTTTCTCGGGGATCTACCCCGAACGTTGTTATAGGTTGCCAACATGACTGACCACCATGGAGCGATGTCCTCCAAAGAGAACACGAACGTATCTTACGACGAGACCGCTAATTACGTACCTATTCCGAGCAACAAATGCTCGAACCAGGACGTGTTCACGATCTCCCTGAAACTCAGGTGAACGAAGTCGAAGACAACTACCACCAGAAGGACGGTCTTATAACCGACCTTCAGGCGGACAGCTATCTCCGCACCGTCACCTGGCTCAGGACGTTCAGCACGACGGATAGTAACTGACTTATCCGGCCCTTCCGGGTCGGGTTCGTCAGCAGACCATTCGCCGTTCTCGCCACTACGACTCACCACCAAGAACTTTGGTGATGACCGCATTCGAAGCAGCCGTGAGCTGGGCATTGAAGCCCACCCATATGGCCAGAGCCTCTGCGCCTGTATAGCCAGCGGGCGGAAGGTCGAAGACGGTGTAAACCGCCATACCGACCTTCACGTTTTCCGTTGGCTTATAGACGTCAGAAGACAGCTTCGCATGGTCGATCCGGACCAGGCGCCGCACTCGCTTCCCATAGGAATGCGAGGCGGTCAGCTTGATCAAGCCGTCAGCACTCAGGTACTCCGACTCCGTCTCATCCACGCTTACGCGTGGGAGGGGAGTCGTAGCTGCCGAAATGGTAACGGTTTGTGGATCGGCTAAAGCCATAGGCATCACTCCTAGAGCTCGGTTCTCGAGCCCCATTGGCGTTTGACACGGTACAACACGCCGTTACGAACTCCGGGATATACCCAGAGCCGCAACGATGGAGAGCTGGCGTGGTGACAAACCACTCCAGTTTACTCCGAAGCCAAAGGGATTAGCCTGGGTCCTCTTCTTTGTCTCAGTAATTAAACTGAAACTAGAGAAGTTCCCAGCACCTGTTCCGGCCTTTACGTTTTGCAACGTATCGTACGGAAACCGGCGAGTGTAGGTATCAACTACGATGGTATGTTCCATCAGATACCCATACCGCATAATCACGCCATCATTCTGGAAACTCGAAATGTTGGACATAACGTCTCCAACATTCGAAAACCAGTCGACAGCCCAGCTCCAGGGAGCTAGTTCCCAGAGAGTATCTGGGTCTGGTTCAAGGTTTAGCACAGAAAGTAAATTCTGCGCATATGCAACGTACTTTCCTAAACCATCCTTAGCCTTGTCAAGGCTAATCGTGGTAAAGTACTGGAACGCGCCCGAAAACCAGACATTGCGGGTAACAACCCGCTCACGAACTATGTTCCCGGCGACGTTACCATACAGATCAATGTACGAATTCGACCCGCCAAAAGCGGACCGATTATCCGGCATCAACTGCGTGGTAACAGTCACCTCTGGTGGAAATGACCAGCGTCTACGGACAACCCGCTTTGCATCGCGGTTCCACTGCCGAATTGCTTCGGTGTGATCAACCACGAGCTTAGCGAGTTTCTTAAGATCGCTAACAGTAGGTGCCCATCCGAACATTACGTTCAGATAGTCATCGCCTGCATCACGCAGACGTGAGACGTTATGCTCAAGGGTCTTGAGCGAGGCACGGGGTATTCCACCCGTACCAAGCTCACCCAAGAACGACGCCGCATCTACCTTGGTCAATGTGGGCTTCGCGAGACTCACCGCTGTAGCCCCAAGCTGATTAAGCTTGGCATCCGACGATAAACTCGCCGGAGGAAAGGCATACAGCGTTGGCAGACAGGGTAGTACATCTCCAACATAATGCTGGAGTGACGCCCAATCTACATCGCGAACCGTCGGAGTCTTCTGAATCAGATGTACACCGGATGGTTGTAAGGCCACCCGAGTACTCTGAGTAAAGAAATCTCCGCCGATATCCCCAGACGTTACTTTAAGACGTCTCCAGGGATGTCCACTCGACACAGTTACCTGTGTCCCTTTCATCGTCGGCCAACCCGTCGGTAAACGTTCCACCGGCTGTATTCCCGCTTTTAGCGGTTTTACAGAATCCGGTGAATAGTTTACACGATAGGCTTCACTACGCCCTAAAGAAAAGGGCTTAAGTGTACGCTTTCGCGTAACTGGCGGCAAAAGGCACCAGAGCTCCTTTGGTCCAGTCGGGTTTATATCCCGACTATAATCTACCAACAATACCCTTAGGGACTTGGAAGTCCCCTTGGATACCATAGGTAGAATGCATGTTGCACTGCGCCGGATGGCCCCCTCGCGGGGGC